CTTCACCTTTCAACTCCACCACCCATATGGGTGGGAGAAACCTAGGCGATTAAGCCCAGGGACCCGTATGCGGCCACGTTAACACGTAGCCGCGTCTAGTAACTGCGGGACGAAAGCGACCTCTCAATGCCTCTCTAGCGAGAGAAAATTGAGAGGAGTTACCGTTCAGGAACGCCGTGAGGCACCCCTGCTCGGATATCACCTTTCTCTGTGCTCTGATTCCTCGATAAGAGAAACCATAACCAGACCACCCCCGATTCGTGTTATACGATCGAGGTCTGGCCTCATCCCAAGAAGAGATGAAGCCAACGTCACCGAACCCATCTGGGATACGATGACGGGCCCGTGCTGGGCAAGCTGCAAAACAGCGTAGCCAAGCCGGTAAACAGCGAACATCTCGCCGACCTTCCGAGGAAGACCAACGAGCGATCGCGTTAGCATAGAGATAACAGATGGTGGGAAAGTCATGATGGTCCGACCTCAAGAAGATCGGGCGTACATTGACTCCTTTAAACCAGTCCGTTCCGCAGCTCTCATGAAAAGACCCCTCGCCAAAGGTCTTTTCGTCGTTCACGCTGAAGCCTAGAAACTTCAGCATCTGTTCAACTAGCGTCCGAACCTGATTCGGCATAATCAAATCATCTCCATAAACGGAAAGGATCTGATCACCCAGCCCTAACTCATCGCAGGCACCACGAAGGATGCCCAAAAAGAGCAAGGACTCAAGCTCGAACGTGTAGCCGTTCCCCATGCTCGACCACTTTTCCAGTTTGATTACCTCTTCTTCCACTCGCGTGTAATCCACGCGCGCGAAATGGAGGAGATTGCACCAGTCATGCGGTAGGAGAAACCAAACAGCCTCACGGCTTATGGAATCACTTGCTGAGGAAAGATCCATCGTACAGAGGTCCAGCTCCCAAGCCTTAGAGGCCCAGAACTGATTTATCCCCTGATCGTTGAGATCACAGCCAGCCATCCGTAGACGCTCACGCAACCCTGCACCAATCCCTAGCTGAACGAAGATGTTCAGGTCGGGCTCGATGCAGATGCAGCGATCGGTTTTCGAATTTTTGGGAACCGTTGTCAACTTACTGGTCTCTGTCAGGGAAATCCCTGGACAGTAACGCTTCCAGCTTTCTGGGGCCGAAAACAGCCAGTAGTCAGCAACGCGGGTCGTAGCCTCAAGGACACGAGGCGAATACTTCTTGCCCTGAGTCACTACTCCCGAAAGAGAGGTTGTAGCGCCTGGGCCAAATCGCATATTCCGCTCGATAAAGTCGAGCTTCGACCGCGAAAGCGGACCGAGGATACCCCGAATGTGAGCAGCAGCTTTTTCAAGTGCGCGCATCACATCGAGCCCAAAGGGAGAGTCGCCACCAAAAGGTGGTGGCATACCCATCTTAGGGTTCATGTATCTGGAAATTCGCGAATTGGCTTCGGCGCATGCAGCTTCCGCTTTCCGGAACTTGTCTAAAGCAACCTGACGCCGATCGATCGGAACAGGCAACCGCTGGTTCTTTTGCAAAATCGACGTTACCAACGCATCATCCCTGAACGCTTTCGCGTCAGAGTAGTGCGCGGGGTCGATCGAAAGATCCAACAGCTGCCCGAACTCCTCGTTCTTAATCAACAGCCATACAGACAAGGCCCGGGGCGACCCTATGTTCTCACATAGGGTTAGTGCCACGTCCAACTCCAGTCTAGCGACTAGAACCTTATGCTTAACAGTCATAAAGGGTAGCTCCGGTTTGTTTCAGATTTCGGTCATGTGCGCCCGTTAGGGTTAGTACAGCGGATCGAGATCCTTGACAACCCCTTTCACAAGGGTGTTGTCCAAACCATTCGCCACGAAAGCGTGCAAGTCTGCACGTTCCGCAGCCGTCATCGTGTCAGGGATCACAAAGTAACCCTTGAAACGACCGACGTAAGCCACCGTGGACACGCCGTTGACAGTCGACAGAACCGGGAGGTCCATGTCGATATCCACACGGTTGGTGCTCCGGCTGCCATTGGCAGCCGAATACCGCACCGCCAGCTTGTAAAAGCCGGCAGAAACCGCCGCCGTACGCTCGGTGAAAACCGAGTTATCCGGCGCAACGCGTTCGGGAGCGAACGACTTCGCGACAGGTGTCGCGGCTCCATTCATGATGGAGAGGGGTCCAGTGACTTGTGCCACAGTTTTCCTTTGTACCACCTAGCGGTGGCGAAGTTGAGTGAGAAGTGCCAACCCGTTTAACACGGCAGTGAGAGAGGAACTAGGCTTGTAACCAAGCTTAGGAAGAGCCAACGTTGTCTTCGGGGCATTCCGCGTGTAGCGGAGGCCCGTAAAGATGTTCGGAGTCCCTCCACCGTACTTCCCTTGGTGAGACCAAGTATGAACCTCAGTAGCGGCGGTTATCACTCGAAGGTCAGACGTGCCGTTAAGCGCGTCCAGACTCGAGAGAAAATTGCCGACTGGGAACAACCAGTCCACCACGAAAGAGTACGGAATCAACTCCCAAGCTAAGAGCAAGGGGTTGGTGATACCGAACTGGCTGAGCATTTTCATGCTTGGATCAGAAATCTTGTAACGAGCGACGCCACGCAATTCCGTGTCCCATCTCCACACAAGTTTCAAGCCGTCACCGGAGGTTTGAGTTCCGTTGAGACCGATATTGAGTTTCGACCGAACATGTAGGTACATGCCGTCCCGGATCCTCTTCGCTAACGCATCGGAGGTTCCGTAAAGGTCGCTCATCAGTGGTTTCAGACCGTATTGGTACTGTAGCCATCGATTAGCAATTGCTAGCTCATTCTTCGATTTGGGCCTCTGCAGAATTCTAACGAATTCAGAGAAGGCACGCCCAGAACGGAGCGAACGGAAGGTTTGAACGATATCACTAACGAGTCCCTTGAACATCGATGATGCTTGTCGGTACTCAGCTACATTTTGCGCCAAGTTAACGTTCTGGTCTTTGATTTTCGCTCGCAGCCTACTTTCAACAGCGGTCCAATCAGCTGACACAGAGTGCCAGCCGTAGGACATGTCGTAGTGAGCCGGTTGCAATACTCTCCAACCAGGCAGCATATTTGGCGGTCGGATGTAGCGCCGATCTTCAGAAGTCCTCGTATAGGCCGTATAAGCGGTCCCACTAGCAAACGGATCAGCCGGCTTCACACGCCTCACCGTATTGGATCTGCTTGTTTCCAGGTAGATCTCGTGATACGGAGTGGTCTCTGTGACTACCGAGCCAGTCGTAAGGTTTGTGGAAACCCGCTTCAGCGGCCCGAACTTGAACTCTGAATAAGGCATAACATCGTCCTAGCGGTTGTGGGGAACCGAAGGGTCACCGAAAGGTGACC